TGCAATCAGCCGCAGATACAGCGGTTTTGCAGTCAACACCGTAGTGTTACCCGATGCACTCAAGGTAAGATCAACGAAACTCGTGTTTGCCGTAGCACCAGAAGTCACCTGCGCGTTAGCAACGGCAGTGCCGGTGCCTCCCGCAGCAGGATACAGCGCGACGTTAGCGTTAGACGCTGCGCCACTGTAATTAGACAAAGTTACACGACGAACAATATATTTCGTTGCCTCTTGGGGAACGAGAGTGGCAACATCGCCAGTCGCAGCCAGGCTTACGCCAGTGACTTGCGCTAGTCGGACATTGCCAAACTCATCCGGGTATGAACGTCCTACTGCATTTGCGTCCATGACCCCTCCTTAGGCGTAAGTTTCGCCAGCAGCTTGACCGCCGTTAATGTCCAGCATGGTCACGTTTGCGTTACCGCTGCTGTTCTTCACGTAGACGTTCACGCCGTCCGAAATGACCACGCCGCCAGTGTTTGCAGCCATCACAGTAGCGTTGGAGCTACCGTTGTTAGCAAGCACAGTGACGTTGGCCGAGGGAAACATTACATAAATACCGGCAGGAACCACTGTGCCGTTGCCAGAATCCACAGCCGTTACAGTAACGGTCTGGAAGTAAGCGCCAGCAGTATTGGTGGTTGCACCGGCAAGAATGATCTTGTTAGTAGCAAGTGCCATGTTTGTTTCTCCTTACAGGCTCAGAGAGTTATAGCCGGTAACTTTCGTCATGGCCTTCGGTTTCGTGTTGACGAGTTCAGCAATCATCAGCACGGCACCAACGTAACCAATCTGGAAGTTCGGCAGGGTGGACTCAAAGCCAGTGAACGCAAACGAAGCCTGTTCATGGATATACATGGACATATAGTTCGTGTTCAGCAGGTAGAGCGTTCCTTCCGGGCAATACGGATCAGGATAGATCGGCACACCGGCAACCATCAGGGCGCGGAAAGCAGCCTGGGGGCCGTTGGCTTCACCATCAAAACCGGAGCCGGGGGTAATCATGTATTGCTCTTGACCAACGTAGTCTTGAGCCAGCAGCGTCCAAGTGCCGAAGCCGCAAACACCAAAGGTCGGAACTTCAGCGCCGTTTTTCACGGTGCCGCTGATGTATTGCAGCACGTTCTGACGGGTCGGGTTGACCGAGCCAGCAGCATACTGCTTCGACTTCCACCAGGTGTTCGTGGAACGGTTGATGTTGCCGTAGGTTGCCGTGCCAGTGCCATCATCAACGGCGGCAGGCAGACCAATGAATTGCTGGTTGTTCGTGGTGTTGGTGTAGAGGGCCGTTGCCATCGAATCCATCATCACGTTGGTCGCATCGTTCATGCGAGCCTCGATCAGGGGGATGATTGCATAGTCCTGCTGCACGGCACCCTCCATGCCGAGGAACGGCACCGGAGAAACCAGCAGTTTCAGGTTAAATTCGGCGTTATACGCACCCTGTTGAACCGAGGGTTGAGCGAAAGAGCCGGAGTAGTCCGACCATTGCGCGTTCACGAATTGCGAACCCTGCACCGGAACCGTCACGCTCGACACACCGCCAGAAGCAGTCTGAGAGTTAGCGATCAGCGCCGCCATCAGGGGCGTAGAGTTATAGATTTGAACAACCAGCTTCGGGATAAACGCACGGCGAGTGACGTAGGTCAGCTCGTTGTATTGATTAGTACCAGAAGCCGGAAGAATACCGCCGCCAATAGGCATGATTTACCTCCGAAGTTTTAAAAGCCCCTTACAGCCCAATGGGTTTAGGATTCTTGCGAAGTTCCGCAAGAGCCAGTGCCGCGTTTTCACGCGCAGCACCCACTGGATTTTTCATATAACCTTTAACATCCATACGCGACATCACAGGCTGCGGATAACCAGGTGTAGGAACAGCGGACTGTTTCATATACCGGAAGTAGTCGGCAGCAGTTTCGTGATTTGCAATCCCTTTTTCAGTCATGAGCTTTTCAATCTCCTGAATTTCCTCATCGGATTGAGCGTAGCCCTTTTCCTTTAAGGAATTGCGTCGTTTTGAGAGTTCTTCACGCACTTCACGCTGACGCAGTTTGGCTTCAAGTTGCTGAACCCGATCCTCGGCAGCAGATGCACGTTTATCAACCGCTTCTTCCATTTCAATCTCAGGAACTGGCAGATCAGGCATTACCTTCTTTGCCAGCCGCAGGTAATCCTTGCGAGTAGCAGGATCTTCTGCAAGCCGCTTGGAAAGCGCAGCGAGTTCTTGGATTGCTTCGGGAGAGTAGTTTTCAAGACTCATAATCAGCCCCTTATCTCAGTCTTAGTAAACTTTTTTCGTGTCGCCAGGCTTGCTCATGGTCATGCCATTTCGCTTGCCTACTTTCGACCCATTATCCAGTCCGCCAAACGGCTCAAAACGAGGCGTATTGACGATCTGGCCGTTTTGCTGCGAATTATCCGTCGGACGACGGGGTTGCAGCGCACCTTTCGGCTTGAAGAGTTCCATTAAATTCTCCTTACATTGGAAGAGGGGGCGCGGTAGTACCCGCAGCCGGTGCCATTGCCATTTCCCTCTGCGCAGGCGAGGCACCACCAGCCTGCGGCAGAGTTTGAATCATTTGCAGGATTTCAGCAGGTATCAGTTGCCGCGTATCAGCCTCACGCTCACCAAAACTCATCGTGATGCTACGCACAACATCTTCCAGCGTCTTAGCTTCTTTGGATTTTTCAGGGAACATGCCAATGGATTGTTGCAGCATGTCCAAGGCCAACATTATGTTAAGTCGAGCCTTCTCTTGCTCACCAGCCTTCGGCTCCGGCGTACTCATCGGGGAGGCCATCGGTGCAGTAGTTTCGTTCTGCTCAAAAATAGGCGTAGTTTCAACATCAGTAGCAGCGTCTTTCTTCGCCTTGCTACTCTGTTTCATCATGTCCATTACTTCTTGATTATTTACAGCCATAAACTACTCCTGTTTTCCGTAGTGAAACGCCATTATTCTAAAAAGTCAAGTAAATGCTAACTAACTTCTTGAGCCGCTACGGGAAGAGTTGTTCCGCACACTTGCTCCGCGAGGCTGGTAACGAACGTAGCTCATGGATGGTGGTGCCTTGGATTCACTGATATCGCGTTGCGTTACCCTGGGCTGATCTCCAGATCGAATCATTGACTGACTGTTCATTGATCCTGAGTTCTGGTTCATGCTACCGCCTTTAATTGTTGAGGGCTAAGTTCGCCCGTAACATCAAGATTTTGCGGGGTTTCTGGCCCCGCAGGTGTTTGCGGCGCAGGTGCCGCAGCCGCCTGCTGTGCAGCCTGGTCAGCAGCCATCTTCTCAGCCCGTTTAATGTCCTCGATGAGCATTTCCTTCATCGGAACATCCATCAGGTCAATCAGTCGGCTCTTAGTAATCGCACCGGCGTTGAACAGATTAAACGCCAACTCCCGCATATCTTCCATAAAGATCGGGCTATTAGAGTGAGCGTCCACTTTCACTACAAAGTTCGGAGTAAACTGTGCAGCAATAAACTTATTACCATCAGTGTCAACATACGCAGTATCGTCATACACCTGCATCATTCGCAGGTAGAGGGTAGCTACTTTCTCTAGGCTATCCTCAACAACCATAGCGCGTTTCTTGGCGCGGCTAGAGCCTAGACGGGCAAGCTGACTTGCATGTCCGGCAGAACGAACGCCAGTTTCGCCTCGACCTTGAAGCACAGAGACAATGCCGGATGCTTCTTCAAACATCCCGTCGATTGCGCCGATCTCTCGGAACAAGTCATTTGGGATGTTGGGTGAAAACTCTTCCACCTTGGCGTTTGGCATGTCTGAAGCAATCATGCCGCCAGCGCGATTCAGGGCAAAATTCTTTTCATCCAGAATACCCGTAAAGCCCATCATGGCTTTGGGCGGGTTTACTTGCTTGTCCAGCAGCTCAAGAATCTGGCCTGTGCGCTTGTTCCTCATGTCTTGCAGAAACACCAGTCTCTGCACTTCAGACTGGCCCCAATAGTAGTCATACTGTGGTGACGGGCAGATTTGCACAAACGGCTGCTCACCCTTGAGGAAAAGACTTTCCGCAGGACGGTCATAAATAAATACTTGCGGGTCAGCAATGGTGACGCAGATGTAGTCATTGATCTCGTCATCAAAAACCCACAACTCATACATTTTTACCGTGGGTTCACCAATGCGAGGCACATAAGTATTTGTGCCAGCAAGACTCATTTGCACGTTACCGTAAATGGTCGGGCTGATTGCAGAGGTTACAAGTCGCTCAACACCCTCTGGATATTCCTTGGTGTTTTGTTCTGCCAATGCAATGCGGCTGATAATGTCATCACGGTTTGGGTGCGAGTAAAGGCGGGAATATAACTCGCTCTTTGTCATGAAGTATTCCTGCACCATCGCCTCTTGGCGATCCGTGTATGGAGTATCTTCTCGCAGCACACCAAAGACACCAGGCTCAACCATGTAAGGATGAATACCGTTGCGCCAGATCAGTTTTACAAAAGCACTGTTATAGCAAAGCGCCCAATTCAGTGCCTGACCAAACACTTGATCTGCATTGCTATTAAGCCAGTAGTCATGCAGCGCCCTGGTCAGGGCAGGAATCATCTTGTGATAAGACTTGGATTCAGCAGCACCGATATTGATTGAAAACCGCGTCGTATCTGCGGAATACATAAAAGCAGATAACTGGTCAATATGCGGATAAATTTTATTGAAATGCGCCGGAGATTCGCTTTGACCTGCGCCATGCAAATAATAAGAGCGCAAGGTTGAGTAATTCGCCATGCGCTCATTTTGTGATACCAAACATTTTTGCAGCAGGTCAGAATAAAAAGCCTGCCGATCAACAGGTTCTTTTGGGATTCTCATTTTTGAATTTTCAATCCTTCATGGTCGGCCATGTAAGAGCCAACTTTAGGGCCAGTAAGTGATTGCCCACTTCCTTTTACGGCCTGCATACCTGAAACCATTTCACCATTAACAGGTTTCAGATTGTAATTTCCAACTTCAGCAGGCGAACCCCAACGCGGAGCAAAAGGATTATTCGGCGTTGCGTAGCGCGGCGGCTGCGCTTCACCTTCTCTGGTTGATTTAATATCACCCATCTTAAAATCCTTCGCCAAACTCTTCAGAGTGCTGTCATTATGCTTGGTTTTATCGCTTTTTACACCAATAGGCTTCAAAAATACAACAGAAACGTCAGAACAGCCAGCAGGACATACGGCCTCATTCGATTCAAAAAAACCATGCACAGGGCACTTGTAATCCTTTAAAACAGCCATTTTGCTCTCCTATTTAAGTATTTTCTTATGATTAAATGAGTATTTGTTTACAATTCCAATACGCATCTTTATTTCTCCACCTACACTTTGCAATCCCATGCTTCTAGCCATTGCTGGACGCTGCTCTTCCTTGCGGTGATAGCCCACACTTTTCCTTCCAGCGATATCTCGGCGTGGGCCAGCCTCTCCATTTTCCAGTGCAGTCAGTGCGCGTGACAGTTTCCGCTGGATGGATTCGGTCATTGGCAGTTCTTGCTTGTAAACACGGCGAAAATGGGCGTAATCAATCTCTGCAAAGTCCGTAAATTGATACATCGTAAATCCACGGTTTCTATTCAGATACATTGCACTAATTCTGTCAATAATCTGCTGTTTTGTGAGGAATTTCATCAAAAACCCAGTGCTTTTAGGTAACTTGACACTTGTTTCTGCACTTGTTGACCACTTGCGCTGTCACTTTCATCAGGTTCGACCTGTTTTTTGTCTCTTGTGAGGCGCATTTGAATCAAACGGGGCTGAATTTGCTCTGCATAAGCAGCCGCAGCCAGTGCTGAAGCGATAACTCTGTCATCTTTTGCCCTGCCAGCAGCGGCAATCGTGCCATTATCCCTAACAATACCCTTCATTTCATCAATACAATCAGTGGAATACACATTTAGCATCCCTCTTTCAAAGTAGTCTTTAAGGTAATTCAGCATCCGTTCCTTGCTGGAGTGGGTTGTCACCCAACCAATGCTATTAGATATATTGTAGGTATCGTTTCTACGCCACAAATAGTGCTTCATGTGGCTCAAAACGTCATGCAGGTGCTTGGCATCCCCGTTTGGTAGAACTTCAGCTTGCCGTTTCAGGTTACGCATCTCGTTCAGAACGGCCTGCCCTGGGCCATTGACCTCAAGGTTGAGGGTAGAGTTGACGTAGGCTCCTGCCATGTAACAGATTACCCATGCAAACTGGAATGTATTGAGTTCGCTGGTGCAAAACTCAGCCACCTGATCCATACCATCGGCATAGCAGCGGTAGACCTGGATGCAGAATCGGTCAGCCCAATCGCTAGAACCGTAGGCAGGATCAGCGCCAATGACGTAGTAGCCCGTAGATACCGGCTCCTCCCATATCTTCAGGGTGGATAGGCGCTCATTGGACTGGATAAGGCTGGTGTCCTGGAAGTTTGCACCCATTGAGAAGCGATAGGGAACAAACGCCTCTCGCTTGGCAACCTTCATAGCATCTGTGCAACGGGCGGTAGAGAAGAAGCTGGAACCCGTCATCACGAAGGCATAGTCCTCGGTAGGCGGGAACTCCTGATACATCAGCCCTTCGTCCTTCAGCCCTTCATGGAGCTTCCAGCGCCACCACGCCATCTGCCTGCTATTGACCTCTACGCCATAAATCTTGCGTATGTCTTTAGTCCATTCCTTCTCTTCAGCCGATAGCTTGCCATCCCAATACACCTTATAGATATCGGAGTTCGGGTCAGCAGAATAGAACTGGTTACGCCACCAGCCGACAAATATCGCCTTCTGCGTCCTAGCCCGTTTTGCAGTGATCCACATATCATGGAACATATTGAAGCCACGGGCAGTGGACTCAAACATATAGTAGCGCAGGGGGTTAGTCTCAGCCAAGGAAGCCAGCAGGGAGGC